CTTCAGTGTAGCAAAAACTCCCCACGGGGTTTTTTGATTTAATTTGTTAAAGCGGATGTGGCGGAAAGGCAGACGCGCTTGCCTCAGGAGCAAGTGCCGCACGGCGTGCGGGTTCAAGTCCCGCCATCCGCACCAAGAGAGAAAGGAGGCAGGCAGCCATGGCAGGGGCACGAAAGCCTATGAATTTAAACCTGGCCCTGGGCGGTAAGCACTGGACCAAGGAGGAGATCAAGGAGCGCACAGAACGCGAAGTTCAGCCCATTACGGATGGCATCGCCGCGCCTTCTTATCTCACCGCAAAACAGAAGAGACAATTTAATACAATCGCCGACCAGCTGAAACGGATCGGCATCATGGGAGAGACGGACAACGACACGCTGGCCAGATACGTGACCGCCCAGGAGCTCTACGAGCAGGCGGTCAAAGATCTGCAGAAACTTCAGAAGGCGTGCCCGAAGAACACCGACCCGCTGGAGCTGGTGACGTGGGCGGGTCTTTTGGAACGGCTGGACAAGCGCGTGAATCTTTACTTCAAGCAGGCCACAGCAGCCGCAGCCAAGCTGGGGCTGACGATCTCCGACCGGTGCAGGCTGGCGGTGCCTAAGGCGGCAGAGGCACCGAAGGTGAACAAGTTCTCCTGCTTTGCCGGAGGAAAGGCGGCGGGCTCTGAATGATTAACGACGACCGCGTCACCGCCTACGCCCGCGAGACAGTACGCACTGGCCGGTATGCAGGCACCAACCTGCTGGCCGGTGAGCTCCACATCCTGGCCTGCAAGCGGCACCTGGAAGATCTGAAACGAGAACGGACTGAGGACTTCCCCTACTACTGGGACGCTGACGCCGCCGAGCGCGTGCTCAGCTACGCAGAGACCCTGACGATCGCGGAGGGCTCCGAGCCCAAGCCGGTCAAACTTATACCCCCGCAGGTGTTCGACATCGGCTGCACCTTCGGCTGGAAAAAGAAGGTCAACGGCTGCCGACGGTTCCGCCGTCGCTACAAGTCGATCTCCAGGCAGCAAGGTAAGACATTCGAGAACGGTATTCTGGGCACATACATCGCCGGGTTCTCCGGCTACAAGCACGGCAAGCTGTTCACGGTTGCGACAAAGAAAAGACAGGCCCGGCTGGCCTGGGAGGAGATGGCCAAGTTCATCCAGATCGACCCAGATCTGGGGGAACTGTTCGACGTCAAGGACTACAAGAGCACCATCATCGCACAGGGCACCCAGTGCACGGTGGAGGCGCTGAGCCGAGAGGCTGGCCTAGACGACGGTTTCCGCGCTATCTTTGCCAGCGTGGACGAGCTGCACCAACACAAGGACAACAAGATATATAAAGCTATATACAACGGCACCCGGTCACTCCTGGAGACGCTTATCAGTATGATCACCACACGCGGTGACAAGCTGAACAGTTTCTGCAAGGAGATGGACGACTACGCCGTCAAGGTCCTGCGCGGGCTCACTTCCGCGGAGGATTTTTTTATTGATATTTACTGCCTCGACCCGGGCGACGACATCTGGGACGAGGTCAACTGGTCGAAGGCCTGCCCCTTCACCTGTATGGATGAGGAAAAGCTGGGCACGCTCCGGCAGGACGCCAAGACCGCCCGGGACATGGGAGGCAGCGAGCTGCGCGACTTCCTGACCAAGTGCCTCAACCTCTGGGTCAAGAACACGGACGACCAGTTCATCGACCCGGACGCCTGGAAGGCCTGCGGCTCAGACAGAACCCTGGCGGACGTCGTGGAAGAAGGACAACGCGACTGCTGGGTGGGCCTTGACCTCTCCAGCGGTGGGGACTTGACCACCTTGTCGCTGGAGTTCCCGCTAGACGACGGGCGCTACTACCTGTACAGCCACAGCTTTATGCCACGTGGCAGACTTGAGGAACACGTGGAAACCGACCTCGCCCCCTATGACTTATGGGAGCAGGCGGGGCTGATAACAGTCACGGGCGGCGCCTCTGACTATATGAATGACTACAAGTTCATAGTCGCACACCTGGGCGAGCTCCAGGGGCGGCTGGGCTTGAACTTCCTGGGCATCGGTATCGACCCAAGCAACGCGGCGGGAGTGCTCCAAGACCTGGAGGCCTTCGGCTGCCCTGTGGTTAAGATCACCCAGTCCGCCCGCAGCCTGAACGACGCGACGGTGGCGGTGCAGTTGCTGACTAAGGGCCACAAGTTTGAGTACGACAGACGCAACGAGCTGCTGACCTGGTCAATGATCAACGCAGCGATCGTCCGCAATAGCTTTGAGGAGATCAAGGTGGACAAGAAACCGGGCGCCCGCTACAAGAGGATCGACCCGGTGGACGCCGTGGTTGACGCCCACGCGCTTATGCTCATTACCACGGGCGGCGAGGAGCCGGTGGACGTGGCAGAAGGTCTGAACGACTACCTGGAAATGATGGGCTGGAAGTGAAAGGAGAAACAAACATGAAAATAATTGACAGGGTCAAGACCTGGACGGCGGGGGTCCGAGCCAAGAGTGCGAAGGCCACCTCCGACCAGCAGTCCCTCACCCAGCTGCTGGACTTCCTGGGGCTGCAGAACACCTCAGCGGACGCACTGAGCGAGGCGACCTACTTCGCCTGCCTTATGGTTCGATCTGAGGCCATCGGCAAGCTGCCCATGAAAATACAGCAGTACACCCCCGACCGCGGGATCCGAGTGGCAAGGGAGCACCCCTTCTACCGGGCACTGAATGAACGGCCCAACCGACACATGACGGCCAGCACCTTCTGGAGCACCATGGAGCTCTGCCGCTTGCACTACGGCAACGCCTACGCCTGGATCGACACCCGGAACCCCCAGCGCCCGCAGCTCTGGCCGATTGACCCCACGACCGTGCAGGTATGGTACGACGACGCCTGCGAGCTGAGAGACGCGCCGGACGTGTACTACATAGCGAGCACCAAGAAGGGGCGCGTGGTGTATCTCTCCGAGGAAATCCTGCACTTTAAGAGCCACCAGACGCTGGACGGCCTGGTGGGCGTGAGCGTGCGCGAGCAGCTGGCCAGCACCATCCAGGGTAGCACCAAGGCCCAGCACCTTGTCAACGCGATGTACGACAGCGGGATGACCGCCAAGGCGGTGCTGAACTACACCGGCAGTATGAACGACGCCAACGTCAAGCAGCTGATCAAAGAGGTTGGCCACTACATAAAGGGCGAAGGAAAGACCGGGGCCGACAAGCTGATCCCTATGCCTCAGGGTTTCTCGCTCACTCCCCTGAGCATGAAACTGGCGGACAGCCAGTTCCTGGAGGTCAAGCAGTACACAGCCCTGCAGATCGCCGCAGCCTTTGGCGTCAAGCCCTACCAGATAGGCGACTACACCAAGAGCAGCTACGCGAGCGCAGAGGCTCAGCAGCTGAGCTTTCTGGTTGATACCCTGCTCTATTCGGTCAAGCACTACGAGGAGGAAACAGGCTACAAGATCCTGACAGACGCGGACGAGGTGGGCGGCTACCACGCCAAGCTCAACACGGCCGTGATGTTAAGGGCAGACCAGCAGACCCAGATCAACACCCTGAGCGCTGCCGTGTCCAACTTCCTTATGACCCCGAACGAGGCGCGCGAAAAGCTGGACCTCCCGGCGAAGGAAGGCGGCGACAGACTGCTGGGCAACGGAGCGAGCATCCCTGTGGAATACACAGGATCTCAATATACAACCACAACCACAACGGCAAGAGAGGAGGAGAAAGCATGGATAATGCAAACGATAGAAACCGCGGTGCAGAAGGCGCTGAGCTGATCCCCGGCCTGATGCAGAAGGCTGCCAGCCTGAGCACTCAGGAGGTCACAGACGACGAACTGAAGGCGATCAACAAGTACACCCTGGAGCCTCTGAAGGCTGACGAGGTGTTCACGTTCAAGGCGGTGCTTTGTGACAACGAGGTGGATCGCGCTTATGACCAGTTCACCCAGAAGGCTCTCCAGGATCTGCAGAAACTGTTCCTGGGCAAGACCGTGATCAAGGATCACTACCGCAGCACCGACGGCCAGGTGGCCAGGATTTACGCCACGGAGCTGGTGCAGGGCAGCAAGACTCTGAAGTCCGGCGAGCTGTACACGCAACTGGTGGCGCACTGCTACATGGTCAAGACCGCGAGCAACGCCGACCTGATCGCGGAGATCAAGGGGGGCATCAAGAAGGAGGGCTCAGTCGGCTTTGCCGTGGCGTCCGCTATTTGCTCAATCTGCGGCACGGACAACGCCAAGAGCTACTGCCGCCACTGGCCGGGCAAGGACTACGACAAGGAAGGCGGCAAGGAGACTTGTGTCTTTAAGTTGGCAGGTGTCCGTGACGCTTACGAGTTCAGCCTGGTGGCTGTCCCCTGCCAGAGAGCGGCAGGCGTAAGCAAGAGCTACACGGGGGAGACCGTATACGCTACGCAGGAGCCCACAGAGGCACCTGACAACCCCGAGGCTATAAAGAATATACCCGAGGCCGAAAAGGCCACAGAACTGGCTCTGCGTGCGCGTCTGACGGCGTCCCGCGCAAAGCTGAACAACCACAAGTAAATGGAGGTAAACGACATGACCAAGAAAATGAGAGAATTACAGGCGCTTATCCAGCAGAAACATGCAGAGGCCAAGGGCTATATGGAAGGCGACAACAAGGACCTGACAAAGGCGGAGGCGCTGCTCAACGAGGCGGACGAGCTCCAGAAGGAGTTCGACCTGGAGGCACGCATGGCTGCAGCTGCCAAGGGTGCAGTGCCCGAAGATGCAGAAGGCACACCCAGCACCCCCGCAGAACCTGAGAAGATCGACGCTGTAAAGGCCTTTGCTGACGCAGCCCGCCACGGGTTCAGATCCAAGGCTATGAACGAAGGCACACCCGCAGACGGCGGCTACACAGTACCCGAGGACATCGTGACACAGATCCAGCATCTCAGAGAGGCCAAGGCATCCCTGCTGAACCTTGTCACAGTTGTGCCCGTTAAGACAAACAAGGGCTCCCGCACATTCAAGGCACGTGCTCAGCAGACAGGGTTCACCAAGGTGGGCGAAGGTGGCAAGATCGGTGCAAAGGGCACACCCCAGTTCAGCCGTATGTCTTACGAGATCGACAAGTACGCCGGCTACTTCCCTGTGACTTCTGAGCTCCTGGCTGACACAGACGCAAACATCACAGGCGAGCTTACACAGTGGATTGCAGACGAAAGCCGCGTGACAGCCAACAAGCTGATCCTTGAACAGGTCAACGCAAAGGACGTTACAACATTTGACGACCTCGACGACATCAAGAAGGCGCTCAACGTGACCCTGGGTTCTGCCTTCAAGGCGACTTCCAAGATCGTGACAAATGACGACGGCCTCCAGTGGCTTGACACTCTGAAGGACGGCGACGGTGACTACCTGCTCCAGCGCAACCCTGCGGAACCTATGAAACTCCAGCTTTGCGCAGGTGCTACAGTGGTCCCCGTGGAAGTGTTCCCCAACGCTGACATGCCCACAGATGAGAACGGCATCCCCTTCATTGTAGGCGACCTCAAGGAGGGCATCGTGTACTGGGACAGACAGCAGATGAACATCAAGACCAGCGACGTGGCGCAGGTTGGCGAGCTCAACGCCTACGAGGAAGATCTCCTCTTATTCCGCGTTATTGAACGCGAGGACGTAATCCAGCGCGATGCGGCTGCCTTTGTCAACGGTCGTGTAGCAGTGGTTACACCCTAAGCACTAAGACCCCAGCCGGGCGGGCTAACACCTGCCCGGCTTATTAATCGAAAGGAGGCGACCCCGTGGCATTGACAGTTGACGAGCTCCTGCAGCACATGGGCTTTGACGAGCAGGACGCCCAGATCGTGGCCAACGCGACCAGCGCCCTGGACGACGCGGAGGCCTACCTCAAGAGCGTGGTAGGGGATGACGTGTTCGACCTGCTGCCCGAGGATCCGAAGGTAGCCCGCCTGTGGAAGATGTACGCCACAGACTTCTACGAGCTAAGGAGCGCCACCGCAAGCGCGAGCGCAAAAGCCGGGAACGCCAAGAGCGCCCTGGTGAACGACCTGGAGTGGCAGCTCAAGATGGAACTGGCCCGGGCCCGTGAGCGTGAGGAGGCAGGCGTATGATCTATGACAAGCCCGTCACCATCCAGGTGCAGAACCCGGAGACAGAGGACTGGGAGGATCTGTGGCGACTGCACGCCCACGTCAACAAGACAGGCGGCGGGCAGTCACTCAACGCAGGCGCGGATCAGTACAGGGCCACCCTGAACTTCACGGTGCGCTACTTCTCCAAGCTGGAGGAACTGAAGTACAACCCTCAGCCCTACCGGATCTTATACCGTGGGCACACCTTCAAGCTGGTGGACTATGACGACTACATGGAGCGGCACGAGTCGGTCAGATTGGTGGGTGAGGCTTATGGCTAACGGTATCAACATCTCTGAATTAGCTGACGCCATCGATCAGACTCTGACGATCTACCACACCAACGTCCTGGAGGCGGTGGACAAGGCGGGGGCAGACGCTATGAAGGAGTTAGTCAAGCGAACCAAGGCCACCGCCCCTGTAGGCAAACGCAAACGCTTTAAAAAGAGCATCTCCAGCAAGGTACTGGAGAAGGGGCCGAGAGGCACCAAGCGGGTCTGGTTCGTCAAGGCGCCCGACTACCGTCTGACCCATCTGCTGGTGCACGGACACGCCACCAAGGACGGAGGGCGAACCCACGCGGATCCCTTCCTGCAGAACGCGGTGGATGCAGTCCTGCCTGAGTACGAGGCCGCAGTAGAGGAGGCGATCCAAAATGCTTGACGAAATCTTAACCGCCGCCGGCGTCAAACACCGCCAGGCACGGTTCCCGCAGCCTCCCGCTGACACCTACGCCGTGTACTTCGACGACGTGACGACGGAAGGCGCAGACCGGGTCAGCTTACCCCCTGGAGATCGGCGCCCTGCCATATACCATCACAGCTGCCGGGTGGAGTTGTACGAACCCAAACCCGACCCCGCAAGTGAGAAGGCTATAGAGGCGGAGCTTGACGCCTGGGGGCTTGACTGGACCAAGGAGGACAGGTACTGGCTGCAGGACGTGCAGCGCTACCAGGTCCTTTATACTTTTGACTACACCGACAAATAAAAGGAGGAAATGAAACATGGCTAAGAGAGCGAAGGATAACATCACTTTGGGCTCCGGTATTCCTTACATTATGGAGTACACCGCAGGCGAAACGCTGCCCACAGTGGATGAAATCTGCAAGGACGAGTACCGCCTGGGTTATTGCAAGGGCGGCGCGGAGCTGTCCTACATCCAGGAAACCTACGAGGAGAAGGACGATCTGGGCTATGTGTCCAAGGTCATCACAACATCCGAGGAGGCCATCCTCAAGCTGGGGCTGCTCACCTGGAACGGTAACACCCTGAAGTACCTGACAGACCGCTGCCAGGTTACAGAACAGGACGGCAAGCGCACCATCAACATCGGTGGCGCCGGTAACGCACAGGGCAAGGAGTGGTTGCTCTGTTTCAAGCACGAGGACAAGAAGGACGGCAACCTCTGGGTTATCATCCGCTGCCTCAACGTGGCAGGCTTTACTCTGACATTTGCCGCGGATGCGGGCACCGTGGCCGAGCCTGAGTTTAAGGCGATGCCTCACGACAACAAGGGTACACTCATCACCCTGATTGAGGAGATAGACGCCTCAACAGGTGCATAAACAAATAGCGGGAGGTCTGAACAGGCTCTCCCGCTTTTATTTTGAGGAGGGACAACATGAAAACACTTGACTTTAACGCTATTCAGCAGCCGACCTGGACGATCAAGTTGAAGGACAAAGACCAGACGTCTGTCAAGCTGACCACCCCGACTGCGGAGCTGGTGGATCGCTTAATTGCGGTAACCCCCGACCTCCAGCAGGTTGCGGACAGCAAGGATGGCCGAGCAGTCCGCGCCGTGTATGAGCTGATCGCAGACGTCATGAACTGCAACGATGATGGCTACACCTTCACCGCCGAGGAACTGCGTGACAAGTACAAGCTCAGCTTGCTGGACTTGTTCCGCTTTGTTTCCGGGTACTTAGAGTTTGTGAAGGAAATGCAGAACGCAAAAAACTGACCCTCCCCTACTATCCGATGCCGGACAGTAAAGGGGGGCATAAATATAACACCCCGACCTGGTACAAGCGCCTGGTCGCAGAGTATACGGGTCTGAACTTCCAGCAGGTTAAGCAGCTTAACTACATCGAGTACCTGACCTATAGGCGCGATGCCTTTATCCATTGGCTGAGCCAGAGCGAGGCCGGGCAGGAGTACCTGAGGAACGCCTGGAGAATGGAACAGACCGAGCCGGATCGCGCAGCACTCCGGCGAATGTTCGGAAGAAAGGAGAACCCGAACGATGGCTAGTAATCAAATAAGGGGCATCACCGTCGAGATCGGTGGTGACACCACCCAGCTGGGCAAGGCCCTGGAAGATGTCAACAAGCGGAGCCGGAACCTGTCCAGCGAACTGGGAGAGATCAACCGGCTACTGCGAATGGACCCCGGCAACGCCGACCTGCTGGCACAGAAACAGCAGGTGCTGGCGGAGGCCGTGGCCAACACCTCCCGCAAACTGGAAACCCTGCAAGAGGCTGAGCGCCAGGTGCAGGAGCAGTTCGAGCGCGGGGAGGTATCAGAGGAACAGGTGCGAGCCCTTCAGCGTGAGATCGTGGAAACGACCAACAGGCTGAGAGGCTATGAACGGGCAGCCGCTGAAACCGCGCAGGAGATCGAGGCGCTGGGCAACAACTCCGAGGAAACCGGAGAGGACGTCCAGGACGCCAAGAAGGGCGCGGACAAGGCGTCCGACAGCTTGGACGACATGGCGGACAGTGCAGACAAGGCCGCCAAGTCCAGCGACGGGCTGGGCTCCAAACTGGGCGGACTGGTCAAGGGCGGGCTGCAGGCCTTAGCCGCCGGAGTCACAGCCGCCATCGGTGCGCTGGTCGCGAGTGCTGAGTCCACCCGCGAGTACCGCGTCGAGATGGGCAAGCTGGAAACGGCTTTTACTACCGCCGGGCATAGTGCTGCGGCGGGTGAAAAAACATATAAACGACTGCAAGGCATCCTGGGTGAAACCGACCAGGCGGTCGAGGCAGCCAACCACCTGGCCAAGCTGACCAGCACAGAGAAGGAGCTGTCCACCTGGACGAACATCGCCACCGGTGTATATGCGACCTTCGGCGCGAGTCTGCCGATCGAAGGCCTGACCGAGGCAGCCAACGAGACGGCGAAGGTCGGAACCCTGACCGGTAGCCTGGCCGACGCACTCAACTGGGCGGGCGTCAATGAGGAGAAGTTCCAGGCACAGCTGGACGCGTGCACCTCAGAGCAGGAGCGCCAGACGCTTATCATGGACACGCTCAACGGCTTATATTCAGACGCGGCCAACAAGTACCGCGAAACGAACGCGGAGATCATCCGCGCGAATGAGGCCAACGAGGCCTGGATGGCGTCGATGGCTGACGTAGGCGAGGTAGTAGAGCCGGTGCTTACCGACATCAAGCTCCTGGGCGCGTCCCTTCTGTCTGACCTGGTGCCTGGCATCCAGGGAGTGGTGGCGGGGTTCCGCGGGCTGCTGAACGGCGACAAAGGCGCGGCGGTCAAGCTGGGCGAGTCGCTGTCCGACGTGTTCACCCAGCTGCTGACCAAGATCACCGAGATGCTGCCGGCTGTGGCAGAGACAGCGGTCAGCCTGGTGACCACGCTGGCTACGTCGATCATCAAGGCGCTGCCCCTGCTGCTTGAAACAGTCGGGGAGGCGGTTCTGGCGGTGGTCAATGGCTTTGCAGAGGCTATCCCGAAGATCGTCTCCGCGTGGACGCTGGCGATCCCGCAGCTGGTGCAGACTATAGTCGCACTGATCCCTGAGCTGGTAACGGCTCTGATAACAGCGAGCACCCAGATGGTTCAGGGCGCGGTTCAGTTATTCATGGCGATAGCTGAGGCGATCCCGCAGGTAATTCCTCCGCTGATGCAAGCGATCCCCCGGTTGGTGACGTCAATCGTCAGTGCCTTAGTTCTGGCGGTGCCCCAGCTTATCACGGGGGCGGTGCAGTTCCTTATGGCCATAGTACAGGCGATCCCGCAGATTATTCCGTATATCACCGCGGAGGTTCCCTGGATCGTTCCTGAGGTGGTCAACTGCCTGACCCAGGCGATCCCGCTCTTGCTGGATGGCGCCCTTCAGCTGTTCAATGCTATTGTTCAGGCGATCCCGCAGATTATCCCTCCTATCATAGCCGCCCTGCCCCAGATCGTGCAGACGTTGATCTCCGGCCTGGTGTCGGCGGTGCCTCAGTTAATAGAGGGCGCGGTTCAGCTGCTCAATGCTATCATCCAGGCGATCCCGATACTCATTGACGCCTTGATCCCCGAGATCCCCGGCATAGTGTCGACCCTGGTTGACGAGCTCCTCAACCTGACCCCCGTCTTACTGGACGCGGCGCTCACGTTGCTTTTTGCAATCGTTGCGGCAGTCCCGGAGATCGCCGCACTACTGGTTGACGAGGTGCCGTCCATACTGGACGCGATCCTCAGCGTGCTGAGCGAGCTGCCCCGCTTATGCTGGAGCATACTGGCGCAGGTGATCGAACGCATGGGCCAGTGGGTGACGGGCATGGCCAGCCGAGCACTGGAAGGTGGGCAGAAGGTGCTCACCAGCGTGGTCAACACGATCAAGCAACTGCCGGGCAAGGTGTGGGCCTTCCTGGTCGCCACCGTGAACAACCTGGCCAAGTTCGGTGTGCAGGCTATGGCCAAGGCCAAGACGGCAGCGAAGGACATATTCAACGCAGTGAATGACGGGCTGAATGGCTTGCCCGCTAAAATGCTGTCAATAGGCACCGACCTGGTGAAGGGTCTGTGGAACGGCATCAAGGACATGACAGGCTGGATCACCGGCAAGCTGGATGGGTTCGGTGACTCAGTCCTGAACGGCATCAAGGACTTCTTCGGCATCCACTCCCCTTCCCGGGTATTCAAGGACGAGGTCGGCAAGATGCTGGCCGTGGGTCTGGCTGACGGTATCACAGCCAGCGCAGACAAGCCGCTGGACGCTATGGCGGCACTGTCCAAGGACATCATGGGCGAGGCGGACGAGATGAACGGCCTGACCCTTGAACGCCAGATCCAGCACAACTTCAACACGCCCGAGAGTTTCACGCCCGTGGAGTCCGGAGTGCTGGAAGGGCTGAACCAGATCCTGGCGGCTATCAAGCAGGGCCAGGTGATCATGCTGGACGGCAAGGCACTGGTAGGCGCAACAGCCAACCAGATGGACAACGCACTGGGCCAGCGTCGTGCACTGGCAGCAAGGGGGGCGATCTAAATGTTAGCAAGATCTATAAGGTTCGGGGAGTACGACACAGCATCCCACGGCTGGACGCTTACCGGCTACAAGCTGAGCGACCCCGAACAGAAAACCAACTACATCGAAAAGGCAGGCGGGGACGGGTCCTGGGATCTGTCCACCGTCAACACGGAGGGCATCCCCCGATATAAAGACCGCAGCCTGACTGTCACCCTGGAGCACTCCGGGGGGACGCGTGCGACCCGCCAGGAAGTCATCAGCTATATGCTCAATAAGCTGGACGGCCTGGAGTGGGCCATCTGGCTGCCCGACTACCCCGGCTACTATGTGACCGGGCGCGTGCATGTGGCCGTGGGCTACAACGACCCCGCCCACGCCGCGGTCACAGTGACGGCGGTCTGTGCTCCCTGGCTGTACAGGCTGGAGCCGACAGAGCACGTGCTCAAGGCAACCACGACTGAACAGTCGGTGACGCTCACCAACAGCGGGCGCCTGGCTATGGTGCCCACCCTGAAGGTGACCGGCAGCGTGGCGCTGACCTACGGCTCAGACATCCTACAGTTGACAAAAGCGGGCACTTATGAGTGGCCCGTCCTGCTGCTTACCCCCGGCGACCACGTGCTGGAGTACAGCGGCACAGGTACGCTGACAATCACCTACAGGGAGGCGGTGCTGAGATGATCCAAGTATACACCGACGGTGCCATCGCCTACGACAGCAGGCTGGAGTCTTACGACCTGGTGGGGCTCAAGATCACCAGCGGACTGAACAAGGGCGGCACGGCGGAGATCGTCATGCCCCCTGGCCACCCTGCCTATGGGAAATATAACAGCTACAAGACCATCGTGGAGATCTACCGCGACGGGCGGCTGAAGTTCCGCGGGCGGGCACTGTACCCTGTGGATGACTTCTACAACCAGCGGACGGTGTACTGCGAGGGGGAGATGTGCTTTTTCCAGGACGCTGTTTCCCGGCCGTATCTGTACCAGGACACGCCGGTGAACATCTTCACCGCTTTGATCCAGGAGTACAACGCCCAGGTCGAGCCGGTCAAGCAGTTCAGAGTTGGCACCGTCACGGTGACCGACCCCAACGACTACATCCGACTGGAGAGCTCAGAGGCGGAGCCCGTGGCGGTTACGCTCAACAAGCTGCTGGGGCGCTGTGGGGGGTATATCGTGTTTACTACTGCCCCCGGAGGTGACACAAGGATGGTCAACTGGTACGCGTCGCTGGACTATTCGAGCAACCAGGTGATCGAGTTCGGCTCCAACCTGCTGGACTTCTCGCGCAATGGTGCCAACACCAGCCTGACCACTGTGGTGCTGCCTTATGGCGCCAAGGACGAGGCCACCGGCCAGCGGATCACCATCGAGAGCGTGAACGGCGGGCTGGACTATATTCAGGACGACGCCGCCGTGGAGCTACGCGGAAGGATCACCACAGCGGTGGTCTGGGACGACATAACCGAACCGGCCAACCTGCTGAGACGTGCGCACCAGTACCTGGAGGAGAACCGGTACCTCATCACCTCTCTGGAGCTCACGGCGCTGGATCTGTCATATATAGACAAGAGCATCGACAGCTACAAGGAGGGTGACACCATCCAGGTGCTGTCCAAACCCCACGGGGTGGACGAGTCCTTCCTGCTGACGGAGCGCACCGAGGATCTGCTGAACCCTGAGAACAGCACGATCACGCTGGGCAAGAACCAGCAGAACCTGACCGACGCAGACGTAGCGGGCGACACGAAGGCGCAGAGCACACTGGACAAAGTGACCGCCCAGGTGCAGAAGGACTACACCGCAAACGTCGCGGCGACTGTGCAGGCGTCCGAGCTCACCCTGCTGTCATTGATACAGCAGACCAGCGAGGAGATCCTGCTGGAGGTGTCCCAGACATACACCACCAACGACCAGCTGACAGAGGCGGTCACCACCCGGATGACCCAGCTGGAGGATCAATTCCTCTTTGAGTTTGAAACCCTGAAGGCCACCGTGGATGATAACGACGCGGAGGCACGGGAGAAACTCACCGAAATATATAATTATATCAGTTTTGAAAATGGCGACATCAAGCTGGGAGGCAGCGACAGCCCCATCACCCTGACCCTGGAGAAGGATCTCATCGTGTTCAAGAAGAACGGGGTGCAGTTCGGCTGGTGGGATGGCGTGGACTTCCACACCGGCAACATCGTGGTGGAGGTCAACGAGCGCGCCCAGTTCGGGGACTTTGCCTTCGTGCCTCGCTCCAACGGGTCGCTGTCCTTCCTGAAGATAGGAGGCTAACACATGGCATCAAGCGGCAGCTTTAACACGAGCGCCTACTCCGGTCGCTACCTGACCTTTGCCTGGAGCATAAAGAGCCAGGACGTGGCAGCGAACAAGACCACGATCTCCTGGAGCCTGAAGGGTGCAGGGGGTGACAGTACCTGGTACAAGTCCGGCAACTTCAAGGTGACCATCGCCGGGGTGACTGTTTACTCCTCCGCGGCCCGCATCGAGCTGGCGAACGGCACGACCGTGGCGAGCGGCACCCACACGCTGGTGCACAACGCGGACGGCTCCAAGAGTTTCACAGCCTCAGCAGAGGCGGGCATCTACACCACGGCGGTGAACTGCACCGGCTCCGGATCGTTCACACTTGACACGATCCCGAGAGCGTCCCAGCCTTCTCTGGTGACCTGGCCGGACACCACCAACGACGTGGGAGACTTCGGCGAGGAGTTCTCTATTCACATGAACAGAGCGTCCGACGCCTTCACTCACACGGTGCGCTACTCATACGGCAACCGAACCGGCACTATAGCCACGGGCGTGACTACTGGCACGACCTGGGCGGTGCCTCTGTCCTTCATGAATGACATCCCGAACGCCACCAGCGCGTCGGGTCGCATATACGTTGACACCTACAACGGCAGCACAATGATCGGCACGAAGTACACCGGGTTCACGGTGAAGGTGCCGGCCAGTGTCAAGCCCTCCTGCTCCATAACGCTGGAGGACACCACCGGCGTGGACGACATCTACGGCTCACCGGTGCAGGGTCTGTCCAAGATCAAGATCACGGTCAAGACCACGCCCGCCTATGGTTCCCCGATCACGTCCTACGTGGTCAAGGCCAACGGCGTGACCTACTCCTCAGCGGTGGCAACCACGGAGGCGCTGAAGGCTGCGGGCAGCTCTCCCGTCACAGTCACGGTGAAGGATCAGAGAGGCAGAACCGGCACGGCCAGCTACACCATGAACGTGCAGGCCTATGCCCTGCCCAGCATCAACCAGCTGACCGTCCACAGGTGCGACGAGGACGGCACAGAGAACGAGCAGGGCGAATACGTCCGCGCTGAGTTCTCCGCAGCTATAACTTCACTGAGCAAGAAGAACACGGCGGCCTACAAGCTGAGGCACAAGAAGTCCACCGCCACCAGCTACACCGAGGTGACGCTCAGCAACCTGGCTAACGTCTACGCGGTCAGCGGTGCGGAGTATATCTTCAAGGCTGACGGCTCCAGCTCCTACGACGTGGAGGTGGAGGCAAAAGACCGCCACGGAACCACGACGAGAACCACCAGCGCCTCCACGGCGTTTACACTTATTAACTGGGGAGCTGATGGCACCAGCATGGGCATCGGTAAGGTGGCCGAGAAGGCCAACACCCTGGAGGTGGCGCTGGATGCAGACTTCACAGGTGACACCAGGATCGAGGGGAACACCTACGCCTACCAGCCCGGATCCTTCAACGGTGAGAAGGGCTACACCCTGCTGGCGGTCATCACGCTGAACACCTTGAACGTCAATGCGCCCATAGTGTTCAAGATTAACCGCCGCGGCGCCCTCTGTCCTATGGAGGTATACGTGCGCTTTGCCAGCTCCTCCACGACCACCGACCCGGATCTTGCGTCGATCACCTACGAGGGGGACAACTACGGGGCCTACCTCTACAAGGCGGCGGAGTCCACGTGGAAGTTGTACATAGACAACACCGCGGGATGGCTGAACCCCTGCCTGCAGGAGTGGTTCACCACAGACAACCAGACCGCCCGGCTCTCAGTCAGCTATGCGGAGGAACAGGTTGCGGAACTGCCCACCCCTTACTATCGAGCAACCCCGGCCAAGATGCAGAGCCTTCTGGACTACATCTACCCGGTGGGCAGCATCTACCTGTCATATAGCCACGTCAACCCCGGTTCGCTGTTCGGCGGCACGTGGGTGAGGCTCCAGAACGCCTTCCTCTGGGCGGTTGACGCCTCCGGAGAAATAGGTGCAACAGGTGGCGAGCGCACCGTCACGCTGACCGAGGCGCAGATGCCCAAGCACAACCACGGCGGCACCTACACCAACGCAGGCACCGCACGGACACACGCCTGGCTGGCGTCCGGTGGCAGTGCTATGGGCTATGACACCGTAGAGGCCGGCGGAGGACAGGCACACAACAACATGCCGCCCTATATCCAGGTATCTGCCTGGAGGCGGACGGCTTAAAAGTAACATAAAAAGGAGGCTGAGAAAATGGCGATTAAACACGGAGTCCACGACACCGACACCCATTTTATTATTGACCCTATAAGCAGGGCAGCCAAGAACGACGGCCTGAAGAAGGTCAGCATCGTGAGGGACGACCACAACTCAGAGGTCTGCACCTTTGAACTGCCCCGGTACGTTGAAGGCCACGACATGTCGCTGTGCAACATGGTGGAGGTGCACTACCTCAACACCCACGGCACGACCAAGGCCAAGAGCACCGGCATCTATGCCGTGACAGACTTCGGACTTATGGAGGACGACCAGGACAAGGTGGCGGGCAGCTGGCTGATCGACTGCCTGGCTACTAAGTACCCGGGGTCGCTGGCCTTTTCGATCCATTTCGCCTGCGTCGATGAGTCGGGCACGGTGGCGTACTGGTGGAGCTCAGCGACGAACACCAGCATCTCCGTGCTGGACAGCATCAACCTGAACGGCAGCGGAGGCGGCGGCGGGTCGGGTGAAACATCAGACCTGCAGGACAAGGTCGCCACCCCGGCGGAGGTCGTGCAGGTGATCCGCCCAGACAACGGCTACTACGGACTGTCTAAGGTGACGGTGGGGGCGATCCCTGAGGAGTATGTCGCACCTGCGGGTTCCTTGTTCGTCGGAGCCAACGGAGAGTACGAGGTCAAGCAGTTTGAGAGCATCCTGGTCAACGTGCCCCCCTCACTCCAGGACAAGACCTTCACCGCCAACGGAGTCTACACACCTAGTGAAGGCTTTGACGGGTTCGGCAAGGTGGATGTCAACATCTCAGACGCCCCGGCGGTACTGCAGGAGAAGAAGGCATACCCCGCGACCTTCGACCAGAGCCTGGAGCCCGATGAAGGGTTCGATGGTCTGTCCAAGGTGACGGTGAAGGCGATGAAACTGCAGAGCGTCACGGTCGAGAAAAACGGCGAGGTCGTGCCCGACCACGGGTTCGATGGTTTGGCCAGCGTCACCATTAACGTGCCAGAGCCTGAGGTCAACCTGCAGAGCAAGAGCATGGAGGTCACCGAGAACGGGGACGTCGAGATCGTGGCCGATGGCGGGTACGCCGGGCTGGAGCGTGTGACGCTCAAGGTGGACGTGGAAGGCGCCGGGAAGTTGCAGACCAAGATCATCGAGGAGAACGGGGAGCACGAACCGGACGAGGACTACGATGGCTTTTCCAAGGTCAAGGTCGTGGTACCTCAGCACGTGTACACCGGTGAGGCTACGGTGGACGGTACCCACCCTGTGTACGGGGGACCGGGTGACTCCGTATCACTCGGCGGCTATGCGGCTATTAAATCCGATCAGAGCCTGGAGGTGTCGGCGGGGGCGCTGTACACCGAGATGTCATTCAACCTTCTGAGCACCGGGGACTCGACAAGCTCAGCAGTAGGATCCGGCAGACTCACCCTCCGGTACGAGGAAACATCACTATACACCAGGGTGTACTTCCTTCAGGACGGGGTGACGGTAGGTACCAACACCGGGGACGCCACCTATGACACCAGCAAGACAGGTTACAAGATCCGATGGACTGCCATCTTCGCCCCCGGCGTGTATGACGCGTACCCCTACGGCTGCATAAAGGCGGACGTGCTGCTGTGCACGGTGAACAGTGCAGGCGACATGCAGGATAATAGAACGCTCACCCGCTACATAGGATTTGCCAACGAGGCGGAGTACAACGCGGCGGTCAATTTGGTGCATGAACCGACCACGATCATCAAGATCAACGAGGAAACCTTCTACGTTGACGAAGAAACGGAGGGTGGAGCAAATGGATAATATGCACGTAGACCACGAGCACCGGCTGACGGAGGTGGAGGCAAGATCTAAATCCAACACCCACCGCCTGGATGACGTGGAGAAAAGACAGGCAGACCTGGAGGAACTGACCACCACCGTGAAGGTGCTGGCCATCCGAGAGGAGGCAGTCGAGGCGGACGTCAAGGAGATCAAGACAGACGTCAAGACCCTGACCGACAAGCCGGGGCAGCGCTGGGAGAAGGTTGTCGAGATCATTCTCACAGTTGCGGTCGGTGGCGTCGTAGGCTACATACTGGCCCGGATGGGTCTGCAGTAAGAAGGAGGAGAAAACATGGCATGTGAAAAAACAATAACCCTGACAGGCACCGAACAGAAGGTGGCGGTGGAGGGTCATTTCTGTGACCTCAGAAACGACGGGGCGGGCGTGGTATATATCAGCCGTTGCCCTGGAATTGAACCGGACGCGGATGGGGTGGTTTCCGTCCCTCCCGGTCAGGCGGTGAAGTACTGCTGTGTGCACGGCGTGGTGTACCTGCTGGGCGAAGGCAAGGTGATGCTCTGTGGGAATGACTACAGCAACCCGGTTTTTAAAGGTGCCGCCACATCTTCGGGTGAGGGCGGCGTCGCTCAGTCGTATGTAGACATGCAGGACGCGGACACCCTGAACCGTGCCAAGGACTACGCAGAGGGCATAATCAGCAATCCGAATCTTCTTATAAACCCCGATTTCTCAATTAATCAGAGGGGGCAGACGGAGTACAAATTCTCTAAAGATACAGAAGGGCTCAGCGACAGTGGGTGTACTTTTGACGGGTGGGGTTTGACAATGTTTAAAGCAGTAACGACGGGCGTCGTTACTATTACGCGGGATAATAGTGAGGTTACGGTCACGAACGGTTGCGACAACACGGTCAGGTACCTTCAACAACTCGAATACAACGCGACATACCTCGGTCAAACGTTTACTATGTGCGCGCTTATTGACGGGCAGAAGGTTTGGAAAACCTTTGTGTGTGCGGCGGATGGTACTGAATATAAAGCGTATATCAACGATGGTGCCTTATACGTTATGGACGGTACAACGGGTATAGTGGTGGCATTGCAAGTCGGCGGGGGTGCTACGATGACGTTCAGCAAGCCAAAACTCGAACCCAACTCCGTAGCAACGCCTTTTGTATCGCCGAATCCTGCGGTGAAGTTGGCGGAATGTCAGAGGTATTTTGTTAATCTTAACCCTAACAAAGGCGATTTCACAAGATACGCAGTAGGCTATGCAGTTACTAGCAATAAAGCTCATTTTGTATTCAAATTGCCAACTCCGATGAGGATTTCTCCGACTGTAAACTACTCGGGGAAACTGAGGTTGCTTAAGACGACCGAGGAAGTATCAAGTATAGCAGTGACTTCAATGACTGTTATAGCTCAACGATTCCAGCCGTTGACTGACACCGTTGTCGTTGAGGTATCATGTGACGGGGAACTGTCACCCAGAGAGGCTTATTATATCACCAACGGTTTGGGGTACTCAGGGGATTCCGCCGCATATATAGCCTTTTCTGCTGAATTGTCCTAAGGAGGTACAAAAATGGAAGAAATCACATACAAGGTCTACATAAAGACAGACGACAGTAATCGTGTGACCGCAATCAACAGCTCTGCTTTCCTCACCGACCTTACAGGCTGGATTGAGGTTGATGAGGGCGCGGGGGACAAGTACCACCACGCACAGGGGCACTACCTGCCGCTGGGATTAATGACCGAAGATGGCATATATCAGTACAAGTACGTTGACGGCACGGTGCAGGAGCGTACAGCTGACGAAATCCAGGCAGACAGGAACGCTATACCGCCCGCACCGCAGGTGATGACGGTCGCGGAAATGAGCGAGATCCTGACGGCACTTTTGAAGGGGGAGGGTTAAACAATGGTACTCGAAATCAAAGAGGCTTTAGAACTTCGCAAGGCACTGCAGTTCTTCCTGAGGACTCTGGACGCTGACACACAGGCAAAGGACATGATGGCAGTGGCCACGGTGTTCCCCGCTTACGAGGTCGGCAAGGCCTACAAGGTCAAGGACGTGTTCTCCTACGGCGTGAACAGTGTGGGCGATCCTCAGCTCTACCAGGTGCTGCTGGGTCACACCTCCACGGCGGAGTGGACACCGGACGCGGCGGCGTCATTATACAAGGCTATCGGAGTGACCGAGGAAGGCTACCCGGAATGGGTGCAGCCCATCGGTACCTCTGACGCATACAACACAGGGGACATAGTGAGCCACAACGGCGACCTGTACAAGTCCACCTGTGACAACAACGTATGGGAGCCCGGCGTGTATGGCTGGGAGCCCGTGACAGACTAAGGAGGTAACAACATGAATGACTGGAAAGCATGGATCAAGGCAGCAGGAGTTAGAGCGCTTAAAACGGTGGCTCAGACGGCGGTCGCTACAATTGGCACCGCCGCTGTTATTGGCGATGTCGATTGGCTCGCTGTTCTGGGCGCTGCAGCACTTGCCGGGGTGTTATCCCTCCTGACAAGCATCGCCGGCCTGCCGGAGTTAAAGGGCGGTGCTGACAAGTGAGAATCATCCAGAACATCGTCAAGCGCAACCCGTGCTACAGGGCGGGCAAGAAGATCACGGTCAAGGGGCTGCTGCTCCACAGCGTGGGCTGTCCTCAGCCTAAGGCGTCCGTGTTCATTAACCAGTGGAACCTGGAGAACCCGGCCACCGCTGTCTGCCCTCACGCGATCATTGACGGGCTGACAGGCGACACCCACCAGACCCTGCCCTGGAACCACTACGGCTGGCACGCCGGAGGCGCCGCCAACGCCACACACATCGGCGTGGAAATGGGTGAGCCCGCCTGCATTAAGTACACGAGCGGCGCGAACTTCACCTGCTCCAACAAGGCCCAGGCGGTCGCGGTGGTCAAGCGCACCTACGACAGCGCGGTGCAGCTCTTTGCTCAGTTGTGCACAGAGTACAAGCTCAACCCTCTGGCCGATGGCGTGATCATCTCCCATGCGGAAGGCTACAAGCGCAAGGTGGCAAGCGGTCACGCAGACCCGGAGCACCTGTGGAAGGGTCTGGGGCTCCCCTACACTATGGACACCTTCCGCCAGGCTGTAAAGAAGGCTATGGACGACGCCAGCAAGGCAGAGAGCGCCAAGGTGCTCTACCGTGTGCAGGTCGGTGCCTATAGCGTCAAGGCCAACGCCGAGGCACAGCTCAAGGAGCTGAAGGCGGCAGGCTTTGACGGCTTTATAACTACTGTGAAGAAATGACAGAAAACCCCGGAGGCTCAGGCCTTCGGGGTTCTTTTTTATGCTTACTTTTTAACATCTCAATCATCTGTGTGCTGGTTCATTTGAACACAGATGATTGAGATGTGGGGTAGACTTATACCTTGAGTTTAAAGTCCAAGTATATGGGGGCCTCCTCGCCGCGCTTAGGATGGCCGAAATCTCCGACCCGGCGGCGGCGGTAGTCGATCCGTTCAATGCAGGCTTTGAGTAGGCGGTTGACTTCTCTGATCGGAGCCTCTGGGTTGTCTATTGCCTCAAGAGCGGCCTTAAAGGTGACGATCTTCGTGCTCAGATCCACGGGTTCGGGTACGGCGTTCTTCGCCTCACAGAGGGCGTGCTCTATGTCCTCTATCTCCGCGACCGTTGGCTCGTTCAGTTCCTTGAAAACGTGGTCGGGCATCCCACTTTTCATTTTTTCCTTCCACTGCTGTACCTCTTGTTTCCTTAGCTCAACCAGCCGCCGCTCCAGCCGTTCGATCATCTGGCGGTGCACCTCTGCACTGTCATCGGTGCCTGCCTCCAGCCTGACCTCAAATTCATCGACCGTCTCAGCCAGCACCTTCTTGACCTCCGCGAGCACTTCCTGCATCCGGGCAGAGGCTGAGCCTGCCGTGCAGGTCCTACGGTCGCCGCAGAGGAAACGAGGTGCGCATCTCTCCTGCCCTTCCTTGCCGTTATAACGACGGCCGACCATGGCCCTGCCGCACTCGCAGAACAGCAGACCGGCTAGAGGGTTGGTCAGGTTTTTGGTGTGGTGGTTCTTCGGGATGCTGCCTTTAATGGCCGCCACCTTGTCCCAGAGCTCCTGGTCAATAATAGCCGGGTGCTTACCCTCAAAGACGAGAAACTCCTCCGCCCTGGGCCTGCTCTGAATGACCACGCCATCTTCTACCGTCCGGATGGTCTTGCGATGGTTCCACTTGACCTTGCCCAGGTAGTGAACGTTTGCCAGCATGATGGTGATCGTCTCCGGTGCCCAGCGCTTACCCTTCGGGGCGGGCACGTGCTCCGCGTCGAGCGTCTGCGCGATCTTCCCGCAGCCGAGCCCCTCAGCGTACATTTCGAAGATACGGCGGAGGATCGGCGCCTCCTCTGGGTGGGGCTCCAGCGTGTGGCAGGTGCGCTTTCCTTCCTTGACTGCCACCTTCTTGTAACCGTAGGGGGCGGTATTGCCTATGAAGTTACCATTTTTGACGCTGCTGAGCCTGCCGTTCATTCTGATCTTCTTCGTATACTCCAGGTACTCATTGCCCCTCATAAGCTCACGTTCAAAGAGATCACGGTCGCGTTCGTCGTTCAGGTCGTAGGTGTAGGTGGTTGTTATTACAAGCGTGTTAGTGTAGCGCAGGATCTTGACCAGGTAGCCTATGTCCTCCAGGTCTCCACGTGACAGACGGCTGGGCTCTACTACCATAATGGCCTTTATCTTAGGGCTCTCTACTTTTCGGAGCATTTCACGCATGGCCGGTCGGGCGGCAATCGTTTCACCGGAGCCGATCTCGCGGAACGTGTTCTCCTCCGGGACAGGTCCGCCGCTTGGCTGGTTCAGCTCCACCCATTCGTCCAGCATCTGCTCGTGCTTTGCCAGGACTTCCTCAACGGTGAGGAGCGGGTCGTCCGTTTGTGATTTTCTTAAATACTTTACTTTTTCGTGCCCTTGCAATTGTGGTATTAAATACATAAAATTAACCCCCTACTGTTTCCATATTTTTGTTATTGCCATGTTGCTGTATACCGCTGTATTATTGGTTTTATACCCGCCCCGGTAAGAGAGGAGGGACGCTATGCGGCAAGATCTTATTCATCAAATAATTGAACGCCTGCAGAACTGCGCCGATGACACTCTGCTGGATCTCATATACAAGCTACTTCTTGAGAGTGGCTATTAACTGCCTGATGCTCTGGTACTGTGCCTCGTCCAGCCCGGCGAGGGTTTCCACGGTGTCGAAAAAATCAGCGTCAGCCCTTAACTTCACGACCAGCTTTGCCAGTTGGTCGTTTTTCTTTTGGTCTGGGGTTCGTTGTCGAGGGACATCAAAACCCATCAACCATGACTCGTTGACGTCTAAAGCAATAGCCATTTTGTAAATAGCTTTGTGCTTTGGCTCATACTTACCAGATAGGTAACTGCTGATAGCCCCACGGTCTAATCCTGTTTCACGGACGAGATCCGCTTGTTTCATCCCTGCAACCTCTAAGGCCTCCCTTAGTCTCTTTGATACTGTGCTTGTTGGCTTGTTCATACAATCACCTCCTTAATGTTTCTAACCAAAGTATAACATAAAAATTGAGAAAAATCAACAATATTTTAAAAAAATTTTATGAAAAATAGAGAAAACTCAAAAACCCTCTTGACGAGTGAGGGGTAGTGGGTGTATAATGGCACTCGTTGAGAAAACTCAACAAAATAAATAGAAGGGAGGCTACGCTGTGAATTATTCTAAACTGCGTGGGCGCATCCGTGAAGTCTTTGGTACCCAGGCAGCGTTTGCCCGTGCTTTAGGTATTTCAATGTGTTCATTAAGCCAAAAGCTGAACGACAAGACAGAATGGACTACACACGAGATACGCAAGGCTTGCGAGTTACTGGGCATTAACCCCACCGAGCTGCCACAATATTTTTTTTGCCCTAAAAGTTGAGAAATCTCAACAAAACACATACCGGCCAACCCGTGCCGCATAACATCGAGAAACGACACCAACGGGAGGAACGACCATGGCTATAGTAACAGTAACCCGCCCCGAGCTCACGCCCGAGGAAAGAGCCAAAAGGATGGAAAGGATCAAGCAGGCAGCTGTCAAGCTGGTGCTTGAAACGGAAAAAAGGAAAAAGCAGAAAGGTAAACAGACATGAAACGCAAGACACACCACAGAAGGGCTGACCCCTTCAACCCCCGAGCACTCCTTGACCTGGTGCTCCTGAGCGTCTTAATCGTTCAGGCGGTCAAGCTCAACGTAATCACCGAACAGGTGAACGACCTCACCGCACAGATCCACACCCCGGTGCAGGTTATAGCCGCGCAGGACACAACCCCGCCGCCGGAAGTACCAGAGCCAACGGCACCCCCACAGGTAGCAGTCACCGAACAGATGAGAGTCGAGGTCATAGTGCCCGAACCCACAGAGGACGAACCGGCGCCCCGCCCTGATCTCTACACCGAGAAGGACATCGAACTGATCGGCCGCACGATCTGGGGAGAGGCCGGAGGGGTTCAGAGTAAGGCAGAGCGCGCCGCAGTGGCCTGGTGCATACTCAACCGCGTGGACGCCTTCGACTTGACCATCGAGGAAGTGGTCACGGCGCCCCACCAGTTCCAGGGTTACAGACCCGAGGGAGAATGCCCGGAGGAACACTTCGACCTTGCCGAGGACGTGCTGGAGCGCTGGCAGATGGAGAAGTACGGCGCCACAGAGGTGGGACGGACGCTCCCGGCTGACTGCCTCTACTTCTTAGGAGACGGGGAAAGGAACCACTTCACGACAGAGTGGAAAAGCACGATATACTGGGGCTGGACACTGGCCGACCCCTATATATAAATATTTCAATTGACACGGAGGACAGAAACATGAACGAAATCATCATCAGACTTAGCGACGAGGATCGCGCAAGACTGGACAAGCTCACCGCAGCACTGGAAAAGCGTGCGGAGCAGACCGAACAGTGGGCATCCGTGCCTGAGGCTAAGCCGCAGAACAAGCCCGCAAAGAAGAAGGCCACAGCGTCCACAGAGGAGCCCACAGAGACGCAGGAGACACCCGCCCCTATAACTGATACCCCCAAGGAAGAAACGCCCGCAGAGACGAGCACAGCCCCTGCAGAGAAGGTGGAGCCGTCTGTGACCTTTGAACAGATACAGCAGAAGGTCGTACAGCTGGCGGCAGGGTTCGGCGGCGCCAAGAAAGCACGGGCACGCGAGATCATCAACGCCTACGCCGCTAAGGTCTCAGAACTTAAAGAAATGCCGGACAAGTGGGACGAGGTCTGGGGCAAGCTGACCGCGCTGGAAAGGGAGGACTAAATGGAACAGAAGAAAGTCGTGTATATAGCCGGCCCGATCACGGGGGTGGACAAGTACTGGGAGGCCTTCGAGCGAGCAGAGGACGACCTGAGCGCCCTGGGCTACATCCCCCTGTCACCTTCCCGCCTGCCGGGTGGGTTGACAAACGCCCAGTACATGCGCATCGACTTCGCGATGATAGACTGCGCGGACGCCGTGCTGTTCCTGCCCGGCCATTCCAACAGCCCCGGGGCGTCACTGGAGCATGCCCACTGTGATTACACTGGCAAGCCCCACGTGTTCTACCGGGACAAGTTTCACGGGGTGGACGACCCGAGAGCCATCACACGCGACTGGCTCAAAAAACAGTTGAAGGAGGCACTGGAGGTATGACCGCAATAATTATAACCGCCATTATATGCATCACGCTGGTGATCCTCTGCCTTATAGGAAGAAAGGACAAGAAATGAAAGAGTTAAACAATCACAACAGCAGAGCGCACGCCCTGCTCAGTGCCTCCAGCGCCTCCCGCTGGCTGGCCTGCCCTCCCTCCGCAGTAGCTGCTGAGGCGTACAAGAACGAGGGCACCGACTACACACGCGAAGGCACCCTCGCCCACGAGGTGGCGGAGATCGTCGCACGGGCGGCGGTGGAAAACCGAGACTTGTCGTGCTTCCCTTGGAGCGGAGAGATCGACCAGGAGATGATCGATTGCGCCAAAGGTTACGCAGATTACATACAGGAACAGCTGGAGAGCGACACCGCCACGGTGATGCTTGAGCAGAGGGTGGACTTCTCCCCCTGGGTGCCGGAAGGGTTCGGGACGGCGGACTGCATTATCCTGCAGAACGACACCATGGACGTGATCGACTTCAAGTACGGCAAGGGCGTGGCAGTGTCAGCGCTTGCCAACCCGCAGATGCTGCTCTATGGTCTGGGCGCCTTGAACGAGTTCGGCTTTGTCTACGAAGTCAAACACATCCGCCTGCACATATACCAGCCCCGCCTCAATAACGTCAGCACCTACGACCTGACCGCGGACGAGCTGCTCAACTGGGCGGAGGAAAGAGTCAAGCCCACCGCCACGCTGGCGGCTAAGGGCGAGGGAGAATACAGCCCCGGCGAGCACTGCCGGTTCTGCCCTCACGCCGGACGCTGCAGGGCATTGACCAAGACCTGCACCGAGTACGTGGGCACCCACGGCATGCGGGCAGAGGTGCCCACCCTGGCACCCTGGGAAGTCGCAGACGTGCTCAAGATGGAGCCAATGATCTCCCTCTGGCTCAAGCGCGTGAAGGATCAGGCACTCACCACACTGCTGGACGGTGGAGAGATCCCCGGCTACAAGGCAGTGGCAGGCAGAGGATCCAGAGCGTGGAAGGACGAGCTCCAGGTGGCTGACACCTTAAAGGGTGCAGGCCTCCAGGCTGAGGACTACACCAAGACCGAGCTGCTGAGCGTGGCAGCTATGGAGAAGGCGCTGGGCAAGAAGAAGGTGACCGAGCTGCTGGCCGACCACATCGAAACCAAGGCCGGATCGCCTACCGTAGCACCGGAAACAGACAAGCGCCCGGCATACAACAGGGCGGACGACTTCAACACACTTGATTAAAAGGAGAAAAAAAACATGAGCAAAAAAGTAATACTTCGCAACGTAAGACTCAGCTATGAGCACATCTTCACCCCCACCAAATTCGACGACAACCAGGACACCGCCAAGTACAGCGCGACACTCATCATCCCGAAGGATCACCAGGACGTGGGCGCAATCAAGAAGGCCCTCTACGAGGCTGGTCAGGAGTCCTTCCCCTCTGACTTCGTCGGCAAGACCGGCTGGCCGAAGGGTTACACCTGCGGGCTCAAAGACGCGGACAAAGAAACAGATAGCACAGGCGAGATCCTCTCTGACAAGAACCCGGCATACAAAAACAGTTATATCATCGAGGCCAACAGCATCAACAGACCCCTCGTTATTAATCGCAACAAGTCAGCTATCACAGAGCAGGATGGCATCATATACTCCGGCTGCTACGTGAATGTGTCCCTCGGCATATCCGGCTATACATACGGCAAGGTGAAGAAGGGCGTCAAGGCGTATCTCAACGGCGTGCAGTTCGTGGCCGATGGTGAGCGCTTTGGCTCTGACGCGATGAGCGACTTTGACGAGCTTGACGGTGCGGACGATGACGACTTCATGGCTTGATCGCCGCCGCCTCTACGTTGACACGGAGACCTACAGCGGCGTGGATCTGAGCAAGGCGGGGGTGTTCAAGTATATGGAGTCCCCCGACTTCGAGATCCTGCTCCTGCCCTATGCCTGGAACGACGAGCCGGTGCGGGTGCTGGATCTCACAGACCCCGACGACACGGAGGAGCTCCTGGACGTCATCGCAGGGCTGAACGACCCGGACACCCTGAAGATCGCCCACAATAACCAGTTTGAGCGCAACGCCTACCGCCGGCAGTTCGGCTGCTATATGCCCCCAGAGGAGTGGGACGACACCATGATCCTCTGCGCTATGAACGGGCTGCCCATGAGCCTGGACGCCGCCGGAGAGGCGCTAAGACTCCCCCAGCAGAAACTCAAGGAAGGCAAGGCGCTGATCAACTACTTCTGCAAGCCTTGCAAGCCGACCATAGCAAACGGCGGACGCACCCGGAACCGACCGGAGCACGCCCCTGAGAAGTGGGCGAAGTTCAAGGAGTACGCAGCCGTGGACGTCATCGCCATGCGGGAGATCCACAAGAGGCTGAACCGTTTCCCGGTTCCTGCCTGGGAGCGCAAGGTCTGGGCGCTGGACGCCCGGATCAATGAGCGAGGCGTGCTGGTAGACAGAGACCTGGCGGAGGCAGCCATCGCAGTGGACGAGGCGTTCAAGGAGGAGCACACCGCAGAGATGCGGAGGCTCACCCATCTGGACAACCCCAACAGCGTGGCTCAGCTGAAGGACTGGCTGGAAGGCGTCGGGGTGTCTTGTGAGAGCCTGAACAAGGCCACCGTCTCAGAGCTCCGGACAAAGCTCCCCGACCCGACCACCAGACGGGTGCTGGAGCTCCGGCAGCTGCTAGGCAAGACCAGCACCAAGAAGTACGAGGCAATGACCGCCGCGGCCTGTGAGGACGACAGGGTGCGGGGGCTGCTCCAGTACTACGGAGCCGGCAGAACAGGGCGCTGGGCTGGTCGCCTGGTGCAGGTGCAGAACCTCCCACAGAACCACCTGGACGACATCGGCCTGGTGCGTGAGCTGGTGAGGAGCAGGGACCTGGGCACCCTGGAGATGCTGTTCGACAACGTGCCCGACGTGCTCAGCCAGCTGATCCGCACCGCCTTTATAGCTCAGCCCGGGCACACCTTCCTGGTGGCGGACTATGCCGCCATAGAGGCACGCGTGATCGCCTACCTGGCCGGTGAGAAGTGGAGGATGGACGTGTTCGCCCAGGGCGGTGACATCTACTGCAGCTCAGCGTCCCAGATGTTCAAGGTGCCGGTCGTCAAGCACGGTGTCAACGGTCACCTGCGGCAGAAGGGAAAGATCGCAGAGCTGGCCTGCGGCTACGGTGGAGGCGTCGGAGCGCTAAAGGCCTTCGGTGCTGACAAGATGGGACTGACTGAGGACGAAATGCAGCAGATCGTGACCCAGTGGCGGCAGGCGTCCCCGACGATCCCACGCTTCTGGAGTGACACAGAGAGGGCGGCCAAGAACGCCCTGCAGAACCCCGGGCGGACGTTTACGATCCCCTGCGGGGTCAAGTACCTGAGAGACGCGGACGCACTCCGCTGCCGCCTGCCCTCCGGTCGTGTGCTGACCTACTGGGACGCACGGGTCGAGGAGTACAAGGACAGACCCTCCGTAGTCTTTATGGGCCAGAACCAAACCACCCGAAAGTGGGAAAAGACCGAAACCTGGGGCGGTAAGCTTGTGGAGAATATCGTCCAGGCCTACGCCCGGGACTGCCTGGCCGTGGCGCTGCTGAGACTTGACGAGGCAGGCTACCGCATCACCTTCCACGTGCACGATGAAGTCATCGTCGAAGCTCCCGACGGCACCCGCTGGGAGGACGTGGCGGAGATAATGGGCAGACCGATCCCCTGGGCGCCTGGGCTGCTGCTCAGGGGTGACGGCTATACAACTAAATTTTATATGAAGGACTAAGGATATGAAGATTTTAGAACTTTTCGCTGGCACCCGGTCCATCGGCAAGGCTTTTGAGCGACGAGGGCATGAGGTGTTTAGTGTGGAGTGGGACAAGCGCTTCGACTGCATAGATCTCTACGCCGACATTGGCAAACTGACCGCGCAAGATATTATGGACCGCTTCGGGCGCCCCGATATAATCTGGGCCAGTCCTGACTGCACGACGTTCAGCATCGCGGCAATAGGTCACCATCGGCAAAAGAACCCCGAAACAGGAAATCTTGACGCCGTGAGTGATTACGCCAAATTCTGCGACGAAGTGGACCAGCATGTTTTGGATTTGATCAGAGAGCTGAAGCCTTTGCTCTGGTTCATAGAGAACCCCCGAGGGGGCATGAGAAAGATGACATGGATGCAAGGGCTGCCAAGATATACGCTTACTTACTGCCAGTATGGTGACTTCCGAATGAAACCGACAGACATCTGGACCAACCACCCCTCGCCGGGGTTTAAACCGATTTGTAAAAATGGCGACCCCTGCCACGAAGCGTCGCCGCGCGGATCACGTACCGGTACGCAGAGACTGAAAAACGCAAAAGACCGCAGCGTCATCCCAGCGCAGCTCTGTGAACACATCGTGGGGATATGTGAAAAACATCTCAAGGAGGTGGACGACGAGTGGATGCTGTAAAGCCCGTAAACTTCGGCGCGCTGGTCATGTTAGAGCAGCGCCGCCACCTCCTGACCCCTCAGCAGTACAAGACCATCAAGGGGCAGATCCTGGCGGGTGAAACCGACGGGGCCCTGCGAGGGCTCCAGAAACTGACGAAAGGATGGAAAAAAGCGTGAGGTTGAACTACATAGATAACATCGACTGCCTGAGGGGGATGCAAGAAATCCCGGATCAGTCCATAGATCTCATCATCGCCGACCCCCCGTATGGTATAGACTTTCAGTCTAGCAAAAGAGCAAAGGGAGAGAGACTAGCAAAAATAGCGAATGACAAACGCCCTTATATATGGTGGTTGCTCGAGGCGCACAGGGTTTTAAAAGATACCGGGGCGCTTATAACCTTCTTCCGCTGGGATGTTCAGGATGCGTTTCTAAAAGCCCTGGAGCTGGCTGATTTAAAATGTAATGGTGTTTGCGTATGGAATAAGGGGGGCTTTGGTATGGGTGATTTAAAACGTCAGTTCGCCTCGGTGCATGAGCTGTTCAGTTTCTCTCCGAAGGCCGGTTTCTCTTTCCCGGGCAAAAGACCCTCAAGCGTACTATCTGTGCCGAAGGTGAGCAATAACAACCTTGTACACCCAAACCAAAAGCCAGTAGAATTAATCGCCCAGCTTATTGAGACCTTAACTCCCTCATCCTCCCCTAACGAGGTTACAGTACTAGACCCCTTCATGGGCTCAGGCACTACAGCCGTGGCCGCGATCCGAACTGGGCGGAACTTCATCGGCTTTGAGCTGGACGAGAAATACTACGCCATAGCCCAGGAACGCGTCGCAGCTGAACAGGAGGAGAGTGCATGGATGCTGTAAGATACGACACCACCCTGGACGTGGCGCTGGGTAACAGCCGAAAGACTAAGACCTGGAAGAACAAGACCATCCAGTGGTCGGAGCTCCTGGGGCGACTCCGCAAAGAAACCAGAACGCCCGAGACGGTGGCGGAGTTCAAGGCAATGGGCAGAAACCAGCAGAGCGACATCAAGGACGTGGGCGGCTTTGTGGGCGGCTACTGCAACAACGGCAGCCGATCCGACATCCGCCACAGGTCCATCCTCTGCCTGGACGCTGACTTCGCAGACGCTGAGCTCTGGCCGGACTGGGAGCTGCTCTACGGCCACGCGGCGGCGGTGTACTCCACACACAAGCACACCCCGGAGAAACCCCGCCTGCGCTTAGTGGTGCCGCTGTCCAGGAACGTGACCCCGGACGAGTACCAGGCCATCGGTCGAAAGGTGGCCGCCACCCTGGGGATGGACAAGTTCGACGACACCAGCTACCAGCCGCAGCGCATGATGTACTGGCCCAGCTGTAGCCAGGACGGGGAGTACTTCTTCAGATACACAGACGCCCCCCTGCTGAACCCCGATGACGTGCTGGCCACATATCACGACTGGCGCGACGTGTCAGCCTGGCCGACAAGCTCAAGAGAGGCTGCCCAGCCTAAGCAGACCGCGAGCAAGCAGAAGGATCCCCTGGAGAAGGGCGGGCTGGTCGGTGCCTTCTGCCGTGCCTACTACCCCATCACCGAGGCGATCGACACCTTCGTGCCAACCTACCAGCCCTGTGACGAGCCGAACCGGTACACCTACACGGAAGGCAGCACGGCGGCGGGCGTGGTCATATACGAGGACGGCAAGTTCTCCTACTCATTCCACGGCACCGACCCCGCCAGCGGGCATACCTGCAACGCCTGGGATCTTGTCCGCCTGCACCTGTTCCACGACCTGGACGCAGACTGCAACCCGGACACACCCGCCACCAGCCGCCCCAGCTACAAGGCTATGACGCAGCTGGCCACAGAGGACAAGAGGGTGGCGGCTCAGATCGTCACCGACAGATCCGAGGAGGCGCTGGCAGACTTCAACACCCTGACGGATGAACCCCAGGAGGCTGAGAACTGGAAGGAAAAGCTCAAGATCACCGACAAGGGCGGGGTCGCTCAGACCATCGAGAACGTGGTCATCATACTGAGGCACGACCCGAGGCTGACCGGTGCCCTGGCTCTCAATGAGATGGACCACAACATCGTGGCCAAGCGTGACCTGCCCTGGCGAGAGGTCAACGGCTCCAGCCAGTGGGTGGACGCCGACGACGCCGCCCTCCGGTACTATCTGGAGCGAGTCTACGGCATAGCCTCAAAGGATCGCATCTTCGACGCGGTCAACGTCGTGGCCTCCGAGAACAAGTTCCACCCCGTCCGTGACTACCTGGACGGCTGCGGCTGGGACGGAGTGCCCAGAGTGGAGAGCCTGCTGGTAGACTACCTGGGCGCGGAGGACACCTCCTACACCCGAGCGGTCACCCGGAAGGCGCTGGTCGCTGCCGTAGCCCGCATATACCACCCCGGGTGCAAGTTCGACTATATGCTGACTATAAGAGGCCGCCAGGGTCTGGGCAAGTCCGCCCTGATCGCCAAGCTGGGCGGGCAGTGGTTCAGCGACACTTTCAGCACTATGCAGGGCAAGGAGGCCTACGAGCAGGTGATGGGTGTCTGGATTATGGAGGTCGGCGAACTGGCAGGAATGAGGAAGGCGGAGGCTGAGACCATCAAGCTCTACATAAGCAAGCAGGTGGACAGGTTCCGCCCGGCCTACGGTCGAAGGCTCCAGGAGTTCCCCCGCCAGTGTGTGTTCATAGGCACCACCAACGAGTCCCAGTTCCTGAGGGACACCACAGGCAACCGCCGGTTCTGGGTGGTGGACACCCCGAACGCACCGACCCGGGACATGTGGGCTGAACTGACCCCCGAAACGATCAAGCAGATCTGGGCGGAGGCCGTGACCCTCTACAAGGCCGGCGAGGAGCTGTACCTTCCCCGAGAGCTGGAGAAGGTGGCCAGAGAGGTGCAGGAGCTCTACGAGGAAGAGAACCCCCGCGCGGGTATCGTAGCCGAATATCTGGATCGCCTGCTGCCCGAAGGCTGGGAGGACATGGATCTCTACAGCCGCAGGTCGTGGCTTGAGAGTGGTGCAGAAGGAACAACCCAGCGGCAGACAGCCTGCACCCTGGAGATCTGGGCGGAGGCACTGAGCGGCAACCCTGACAAGCTGGACAGGTACGCGGCCAAAGAGATCCGGGACATAATGAACAGCTTGACCGACTGGAGGCACCAGGGCAACAAGCAGATAACCGCCAAACCCTACGGGCGGCAGCGGTACTTTAAACGAAAGGACAAGGACGAATGAAAAGAGGAGATATTTATTATATCGCCCGCCGTGACACGGTAGGCGCGGAGATACAGAAGGCCCGCCCTGCGGTGATCATAAGCGCGGACAATCTGAACCACAGCTCAGGGGTGGTCGAGGTCGTGTACCTCACCAGACAGCCCAAGAACGACATGCCCACCCACGTGACCATACGCTCCACGGGTACGGTGTCTACTGTTATATGCGAGCAGATCGACACCGTGTCCACTCAGCTGGTGGGCAACTACTGCGGCGCCTGCACAGACACAGAACTGGAGCGCATAGACTGCGCCCTGCGTGTGTCGCTGGGTCTGGATGAGGCTAAGGCACCGGAAGAACCCACAGACCCGCCCGCAGACGAGCAGGACGAGGACGTGCAGTGGCTGCAGGAAGAACTGGAGAGAGTCCAGGAGGAGCGCGACCGCTACGCCAAGATGCTGGACTACTTCCTGGAGGATAACACATGACCCAGCTGGAGAGAGACATCGAGCAAAAGCTCCGCCGGGAGGTGGAGCGCCGTGGTGGTCGCTGCCTGAAGTGGGTCTGCCCGGGGTGGTCGGGGGTGCCCGACCGCATCGTCCTACTACCCGGCGGGCGGATCTACTTCGTGGAAACGAAACGGCCGAAAGGCGGAAAGCTCAGCACTCTACAATTGAAATGGGCTGAATGGATCAAGGGGCTGGGGTTCCCCTGGTTCGCCGTCTGGAATGAGTACGATCTGTACGGTTTCCTGCAATACATAGATGAGGAGTAACAAATGGCTAGAGTAAACAACACAATCACCGTCACCAGAGAGGCACGCCCGTGCCTGGTGACAATATTACACCGCAACGCACCCATAGAGGACCGCAAAGCCCTTTTTTATGGGGTGTTTCCGTGGGCGGAAGTGGCAGCAACCGGCCCTTTGAAGGAAGGGCTCCCCGACGGGCAGATCGCTGACGTCAAGGCGATGGTCGAGTTTGAGGACGGCAGCCTTCACAGTGTAAGAGTTGACCGCGTCCGCCTCTTAGACAGCCCCGGCAAGTTCAAGGAGTACGCCTGGGGAGATGAGGAGCAGGAAGAAAAGGCGCCCGAGGATCGCACCTGCCACAACTGCAAGCATCGCGACCTGGACCCCGAGGACGATCCCTGCCAGTCCTGCGCCGGTAGAGTGCATGGCTATAAGAACTGGGAGGCGAAAAAGTGACTCCCGAACGTGTAAAGGCTGTATTTTGCGACGCATGCAGGCACGGGGGCAAGTGCTGGCGCCCCTGCCTCCTTGTCGAGCGTGCCTTGTATGACGACCGCCTCATAAACTGCACCGCATGGGTCCACCACAGACACGACCCTCCGGGGGTGTATCACTGTGAAATCTGCGGCTATAAAAAAAAGGCGGGCCCGCTCCCACTTTACTGCCCGAACTGCGGCAGACGAATAGCGGTCAAGATAGAGGAGGAGGTGATGGCATGAACTTCACGCCATACCCACACCAAGAGGCGGGGATCAACTGGATCACGGAGCGCCCAGCCTGTGCACTACTCTGGGGGATGGGGACGGGTAAAACAGTCACGACCCTGACAGCTATTGACCAGATCCTGCACGACCTCCTGGAGGATGGCCCGGTGCTGGTTATAGCCCCCAAGCGAGTGGCGGAGAACACCTGGAGCAAGGAGTGTGGCAAGTGGGAGCACCTGCAACACCTCCGCGTCTCCAAGATTATGGGCACCGAAAAGCAACGCCTGGCAGCACTTGACGCTCCGGCGAATCTCTACGTGATAAACCGGGAGAACGTGGTCTGGCTGGTGGAGCGCCTGCAGAACCGCTGGCCCTTTCCCATCGTCGTGATCGACGAGCTGAGCAGCTTTAAATCCGCCCAGGCTAAACGCTGGAAGGCTCTGCGCCGTGTTCGTGGAAGGATCAAGCGACTGATCGGGCTGACCGGCACACCACGACCCAACGGGCTGGAGGATCTCTGGCCTGAGGTGTACCTCCTTGACCAGGGCGCACGACTGGGGCGAACACTGGGAGCCTTCCGGGCGTGCTATCTGGTGCCCGAGAAAATGAACGGCCACATCGTCTACAGCTACCGGCCCCGAGAGGGAGCGGAGGCTGAGGTCTACGACCGCCTGGGCGACATCTGCATGAGCATCCGCAAAGAGGACGTGCTGAGCCTCCCCGGTCAGGTATATGAGGACATAGAGCTGACCGCCCCGCCTGCCCTGCTGAAGAAGTACAAGCAGTTCGAGCGCGACAAGGTGCTGGAGTGTCTGGACGCTGACGGGGAGATCGTGGCAGGCTCAGCCGCTGCCCTCACCAACAAGCTCCTGCAGTTCGCCAACGGTGCCATCTACGATATGGACGGGAACGTCCACGAACTGCACACCATCAAGCTGGACGCCCTGGAGGAGCTGCTGGAGGAGGCAGGCGGCGATCCCGTCCTGGTGCTATACGCATACAAGCACGACAGGGACAGGATCCGGCAGCGTATCACCTGCAGAGAGCTGGACACCCCCCAGGACATGGACGACTGGAACGCCGGGCGGATCCCCGTGGCTCTGGCTCACCCTGCCAGCATCGGCCACGGCCTGAACCTCCAAGACGGCGGGCACATCATAGTCTGGTACGGGCTCACCTGGTCGCTGGAGCTCTACCAGCAGGCCAACGAGCGACTGAACCGCCCAGGGCAGAAGAACGTCTGCCGGGTGTACCACCTGATCCTGAAAGGGACACACGACAGCAGGGTGCTGCAGTCGCTGAAGAATAAAGACGAAGGACAGGCCGCCGCCATCGAGGCGCTGCGGCTTGAGGTAGTAAAACAATGATAATTATAAGCAAGGAACAAAGGGATCTTTATTGCAGCACGGTGGAACGCTTAACCCGTATAGGCTTAAAAGACCCCACAAGACAGATCATAGCACTTGCGGAGGAGATCGACCAAAACCGCCAAACTATCCAAGCCTTGCGGTACGAGCTTGACCAAAACCGCCAAACTATCCAAGCCTTGCGGTACGAGCTTGACAAACCACCCGTCCCCCTCAAAAGTATTGACGAGGTGCATTTACTCCCCTGCGATATGCTGCAGCCCCTTGTTGTCAATAAGAGACCCCGCAGGGTCTGGATCGGTATAGACTTAGCGCGCAACGAGGATCTGACCGCCGAAAGAACAGCGGACGGTGGGTACCTTATTCACGTCAGAAAGGAGACCGAAAAGTGACAGACTACGAACAGAAACTGACAGAGCTGGCGGAGTTAATGCCCGACGCCGCCGAGCAGCTCACCGAATTAGCGGAGCGCTATGCGACCTGGTTCACCGCGACCGCCCCCTCAATAATACAGTGGGTGGTCGAAACGCTCCCGGGTTTACTATGCGGGCAGTCTAAGCTGTTTCTTGACCTCTGCCCCAACCGCCGGGTGCTCCACCTGGCTAAGCACGGCAGAAAGTTCAGAACCCGAAAGAAAAACCGCCGCAGAGCGTACAACTTAATATGGGGGGTGACAGCCAAGTGACCAAGGAACAGCTGAGAACCTACAGAGACATCAAGCTGGAACGGGACAAGCTGAAGGACATGATCGAGGAGCTGGAGGGGCGCATATATGCCCCGAGGGCTCAGCAGCTTGACGCCGTGCCCAGCGGCAACCACCAGCCCCACAGCGCCGTGGAGAGCGCGGCAATTAAACACGCGGAGCTGCTGACCCGCTACGGGGAGAAGGTGGCAGAGCTTGACAACGCCCTGGCTGAGATAGAGGCAGCCATCGAAACGCTACCACCCAGGGAGCGCACCCTGATCCGCTTATACTACGCCCAAGGCTTGACCTGGGAGGAGGTCTGCGTCGAGATGAACTACAGCTGGCGGCAGATCCACCGCATACACGGCACCGCGCTGGCGATGCTTAGAACAAGAGAGGAGACAAGCGCATGAGACTTAATTACATAGACAACATCGACTGCCTGGAGGGCCTGCGAGAGGTGCCGGACAATTCAGTGGACGCGGTCATCACAGACCCGCCCTACTTCCTGAGCATGGGTCACGCAGGCAGCAAGGAAACCGCCTTCAACACCAACAGCGACCAGGTGAACAGCAACCGAACATTCGGCGACCTGAGCATTGCAAAGCCCTTCTTCAGGCAGCTATTCCAGGAATACCGCAGAGTGCTAAAGCCAGACGGGTCTTTCTACTTCTTCACGGACTGGAGGGGCTACGCCTTCTATTTCCCTATAATGGCGGAGGAGCTGCCCGTGCGGAATATGATCGTCTGGGATAAGCTCAGCGGGCCCGGCAGCTATTACACCTTCGCCCACGAGCTGATCATCTACGGAACCTCAGCGCCTAAGCTCCTGCACAAAGGAGGCACCAACGTCTGGAGGATAAAAGCCTTCTCCAGCGGAGCCGCAAAGACTAACGGCACAAAAGTGCACCCGACCCAGAAACCCGTCGAGCTCATCCAGAAGATGATCGAGGACAGCACGGAGCCCGGCGCCGTAGTGCTTGACACCTTCATGGGCTCAGGTACCACCGCTGTGGCCTGTCTGAGAACCGGGCGGAACTTCATAGGCTTTGAACAGAGCGAACGGTACCACGCCATAGCACAGAGCCGGATCGCCGGAGAGGCTGACCGCCTGCTGGAGGACGCCATATAAACGACACGCCGAGCCCCGGCGGATCCGGGACAGAGAGGAAGGACAGCATGACAAACCGAAAGATCAAGCACGCACAGCTCAACATGCGGATGAACCAGGTGTTCGACGCCAACGTCTGGATCATTCTGGGCGCGCTGGTATGCCTGCACCGTATGGGTGAAAGCAAGCGGAGGATCGCCGACGTCCTGGAGGAGTTCCGCACCGAGACGGTGCCCTTCTGGGCGCAGTACGCCGCCGCAGACATCCAGGCGCCTAAGCTGACCGAACAGCTCCGCCTGCTCAAGATCGACTTCGCGGAGGTGGTCGCGGTGGCGAATTACATCTCGCCCATCTATAACTCCGGCGTGATCGTGGCACTGGCGGAGAACCTGGGCGTCCTGCTCCTGCAGATCAACCACTCCTTCGGCTACGGCCGCAAAAGGCTGATGTGCCTGCTGGATGACCTGATCGTCTACAAGGCCGCCGGCGGTGACGCCAGAGCGGACGCCAAGCGCTTGTTCGGTGCGGAGGTGTACGGCGACGAGCTGCCAGACATCGACGCCCTGAGGAGCCGCAAGCCCACGATCAGCCCCAAGGAGGCGGAGCACTACCGCAGAGAGCTGGACGCCGTGAAGGCGCTGCACGAGCACTTCAAGCTGGTCATCAAGGAGCCAAAAGCCTGAAAATGTAACCCCGAAGGAACTAGCCCTCGGGGTTTTTGCATCGAATTTAGCCGAAAATTATCCAAAATTTTGGACATTTTAAATATTGTAAAAATACCTTTACTAGGTGTATAATTTCAACCAGAAAAATAAAGGGGGTGACAGAATGGACCGTCTAAGGCCGTATAAGGCGGAGGCAGACCAGCGATCGGGACAGACTAACGCAGATGCACGTCATACATCCAGCAAGTACCGAGCGCGGGCGGTGTTTTCCACTGCAAAAGAGTGAGCCTCGGATGGCTCCGAGGCTAAGAAAACACAGCAACCTCGGAGGAAATGAACATGGACCGTGACGAACCCCAAGTAGGTCTAAAATTCGCACTTATTGAGGCGATCATGGCAGAAACAGACATGGATCTCCTCGACTTAATCAGCAAGATATTAATAGTAAATGACAACCAGCAGGCGGTAGAACACCCAAAAGCTGGATAACAGAAAACCCCGGAGTGACCCGGGGTTCTTTTTATTTGTCAAAAATATACAAAAAAAATTGTTACTATTTGTGCAAAATACATCTTGAATTTATACGCTTTTAAGCGTATAATGTAATTGTAAGGTAAAGGAAAACAAAAGCCGAAAGGCTCAGACAGGAAGGATAGACATTATGAAATATGAATTAAGCACAGTAGACGAATTTGGTAAGTATATCGAAAAAACTTGCAAAACAAAAAAGACCGCTATGAAATATGTCAAAGAACTTTGTTTAAGGTATGGTAAGTGCAATATGTTTGTGTGGGAAAATGACGAGATCGTTGAGTGTGACACGTTCGCACGCAAAATATACTAAAACAAGCAACAAACCGAGCCGGGGCGGTTCTCCCCCGGCAGAAAGCGAGGAAATATGAAAGCAAATTTACATTTCAACGGCGGCCGCCTGGAGTTCGTATGCTCCGACAAATACACATCGTTTAAGACAGTATGTAAAAGAGCCGCAGAGGTAAGCAAGCAGGCAGGCTACGTCCGGGTGTATGTTTACGCCAAGGAAACCACGACATGTGGCGGCGAAGTATCAAAAAGCTACGTCTGGGTGTACTTCATGAAAAAGGTGGATCTTAACCCCGACTATAGGCTCCAGTGCTGGTATGTAAACGGCGAGTGCGACCGCTGCGACACCCCCGTATAAATCAATCAAACACCGAGCCCCAGCGGTTAAACTGGGGCAGAAAAGGAGTATATTATGAAAAAGTATCTTGTAACACTTATGAAGAATGACGACGTTGACGTGGAATTATTCGACACCTTAGAGGCCGCCAACGACTACGCCACAAACTACTACAACCACTTATCCGAATATGACAAGAAAAGATACACCGTTGAGGTGGGCTACGTCGAGAAGTCAGAAAAGTACTACCCCCAGAGTGAGCTGGACGAGGCAGACGAGGACTTCGACTGGTACAGTTTCCACAGCTACGACTACCCTGATGGCGCAGCAAAATTCTAAAGGAGGACAACACATGAGCAACCTCAAGCACTACCGCGAAAAGGCCAGCCTGAGCCAGAGCCAGCTGGCCGAAAAGGTGGGCATCAGCCACCGCACCCTTCAGGACTACGAACAGGGGCGCAAGCCCCTGGAGAAGGCGGCGGCCATCACCGTGCTGAACCTGGCCAGGGCGCTGGGTCGCACCGTTGAAGAATTAATAGAAACAAATAGTTGACTTTATACGCTCATAAGCGTATACTAAAGATAGAAACAAGGAGAGGAGCTGGACAAGTTGGAAAAACACGAAATTATGGCACTTATTGACGCAAAATTAAACGAGGTATTCAAAGAGGTGCAAGACCGCGAAGGCATTACAGAGGGCGACGTTGACGTCATGGACTCTCTGGAGCTGGACAGGCTAACCGAGCAAGCCGCCGAACTGGTGCACAAGGTTATAGCCTACCAAAAGAGGTGGGCATAATGACCTGGGCGGTATACACAGACGCAGAGGGCTACATCGGAGACGTAAGCGCGCCAGACAGAGTCACAGCCGCGGAGTTCGTGAGGGGTCAGGGCTACCAGCCCGGCGCCTTCGAGCTGCGGGAGCTGGCCGAGTAAAGACACCCCGGAGGGTTAAACCTTCCGGGGCTTTTTTCTGCCCTCAAAGTGCAACAAACTTTAGCACGCTAAAGTGTTTTTTGATGCACTTTGAGGGAGTCGGGTGCCCCCTCTTGTTGCACTTATTACGCTTTAATGCGTTAATTGTTGTTGCAGTTGTTGCACTTTTTGGGGGTCTTGTTGCACTGCTATTTCCCTTAATAGAGCCTTTTGCACCCTATATACAACAACTGCAACAACTGCAACAATAAATATAAAGATTAGTGAAATAAGGCTGTAATGGTATAGTGATCTAGTGAATATGGGGTTATTTAGGGTATTATAGTAAAATGACGTTGCAGTTGTTGCAGTTGTTGCACCTTTAGACAGTCTAAGTATTTTTAAGATTGAAACATGGCATAGAATGGCACGCGAAAAAGTGGTATAATGATATAGTAAAGAGCTGGGCAAAAGTCCGGCTCTTTTTTCTGTCCTTCCATAAAAAGGCATCAGGAGGTGGAGCATGTGGCAATCGTTAAACCGTGCCCCAGGTGTAAGCGCCTGGTGCCGTATGGTTGGAATTACTGCCCGGACTGCAAACCCATAGCAGAGGCAGAGATCGAGGAGGCAAAGGAGCGCAAGGCTGAGTACCGAAGGAAACAGAGGAACAAGAGGTACAACAGCAGGCGCGACCCTAAATATACTAAGTTCTACAGCTCCAAGCCATGGCGGGCGACAAGCAAGGCGAAGTTGCAGGCCAGTGGCTACCAGTGCCAGGCGGGGCTCTCAGGCTGTCAGGGCATAGCCTGTGAGGTGCATCACATTCAGCCCATACAGACACCCGAAGGATGGGACAGGCGGCTGGACTGGGACAATTTGGAGGCACTGTGCACGGCGTGCCACAATGGCAGGCACCCGGAGAAGTTCAAGAGACGGCAGGACGACGGAGTGATCGACCTGCGAACCCTGGAGCGGTGAACCCCAGGGGGTGGGTCAAATTCTGTGAGCCCTTAGGAAGAAAA